AAGCTCCAAGCTGGGAGTAAAACGTAGCGCTTACTTATGCTCACCGTGATTACACTAGAGTGAGCATATGTTGTAGTGTGGCACACACTCCGCAGGTTGGGCGTTCCAACACTTGTAAGGTGAAGCTGGTCCCTTATAAGACAGTGAAATCCAGTGCAGCCTCCTGATTTTTAGCGACGAGGGAACCTACTTGAGTAGGGTGTGGCGGTCCTGAAGTGTAGTCCTCCGCATGGAGGGGAGAAAGGGACAGCTGCTAACGTAGCTATGGCTTGACTGCCGGCGAACGTGCTTCAGACGAACTTAGTTTGGAGTGGAGAGACAACACCTCGCGCCCCCGCGCCCAAGCTTAACGGCGTAAGCAATTACATGAAGTGAACTAGTCGACAGGGGCACCTTCGGGTGTAGTCCCCACAGGGCTGGTGGGATCTTGTAGTGTATAGGGGATCAGAAAGAGTCCGCTTTCCCGAATTATGGCGGTGTTGCTGAAAAGGCATATGTCGTTGAAAGATCGACATCACCCCTTGTGGGTGATCCGCAGCCGGGCGAGAACGATGGCTTCATACGAAAACAATGGGCGTCAAATTAGTGAGGAATCTTCCGCCTCACGATCTGCCGTGGCCCAGCAGACTGCGTTCGGAAGGGGTGGCAACCTAGATAGCCAAAATATTATTTCAAGATACACCTTCACTCTAGGTGAAGAAGGTGGCAAATGGCACGTCGACCATAATCGACGAGAAATACAGGTCCCTTACGCGACGACAAGGGACTCAAAACCGGCTGATAGGCCAAATGGACAATGCTGGAAACAGCTTTTTATTGGTGAGGTGAGTGGTGAGGACTGGATAGTCCTCAGAGATTTAATCGCCGACTCTATGGCATTAAATCGACTCGTCCGACTTGACGGACGATTCTCCCTACAGCTCGGGGGTAAGTGGGCTAATAAATTGAGCAGGAAGGGCGGACCTGCTAGTATACACAACTCTGCCCATCTAGTGTGGAATGGTGAACTGTCCGCGCTTGACATCTTCAATATGAAGATGTTCCATGGCATACGTTTGGGGGGCACCGAAGAGGTGCGTGAGGAGGAACAACAGGTCTTTGCGTCACCTCGAAACGCAACTTGCACTCCGGAACCCGGGCTGTTCCGTTTGTGCTGGAATTACTTGGTTGCCCTACTAAATTCTTGGTTCAGTCTTGTTGCACACAGCTCACTATTTTATCTCCCCGGTTTTCAAACCACCAGGATCTACCGTCTGGTGGTTGACGCACATTACAGTAGGGATAGGGTCTTCTGGTTTTTACGTGCCCAGCGGCGCCAGCGTGAAGGAAGAAGACCCATTTCTACTTACAAAATAACGTCTTGGAGGAATAAGAGTGACCCGTTTTTAGTTGGTTCTACTCTTATCACACGAAGGAGTCTCCTAGTACGAGCCATAAGGACTGATGTGTATAGGCGTATAATCCCGGATTTCTACCAGCTCCATCCAGCTTGTTTACCACGAGAGTGTGTACGAGCAATTGAAGCTGCCGGTCACAATAAGCTAATGCACACTCTAAACGGTAACATAGAAAGGTTAGAGCGCATGGAGCGGTCAGGTGGACAGATGTTACACGTGTCTGGAGAAGTTTCAACCTCAAGCGACCCCCGGCTTGGAGGAGCTATGGTTGTGCTTAGCGAGTATCTTTACGGCGATAAACCAGCATGTAGTGACGTCTTAACCGCGAATAGCTTACCAAAAGAGATGTTACTCCAGCCAATTGACCTTCAAAATGGGGTTACAAACGCCAGACGTGGGTGGATTACAAGACGCAACGTTTACGTAAAAAGCTACCCGAGCGGTAGTGGACGTTTACCCGTCGAAGTTACTGACGACACTGCTTTTGAAGTTATCACTAGACAGGCTAATCTACCAGCAGTTAACGTGACCAGGGCTCCATTTAGAAGTAATCGTGACGTAGCGGGACCAAACTTCTTGCAAAATGAGATCGTCTCAAGTTTATGGACTCGACAGCAAGATCCCGATGCACTCAGATCAGTAGAAACCCTTCTTTCTGGTTCACGCTTTACCGGGGTCCGTGGTAACCGTCAGGTGCTCGGATGGGATGCGCACGCACCAGCTAGACAACAAGCTCTACATAACTTGGCTGTTATTGATCAGCAAGGCTCATCCTATTACAGGTTCTTCTGGAGGCTATGGACAGCTTATTTGGCAAGTGCCGTTGCGGATAGTAATAGGGGCGATTTAGGACCTGCTCCAAATGGACGTTTGACCCGAACCCCGCTTGATCCGACACATTTGGATGCTGATCCAACCTCGGCCCATGCCCCAGGTAGAGTCAACTTAACTGCATTAAGTGCATATCAGAGTGCAGTTCCACAGAATATGGGGCTAAATCCCGAGGCTCCACTTCAGGATCCAGCTGCTGGCGCTGACGATAATCTCAACGGTTTGGCAGCAGGTACAAAGGCATTTCTGGATGTCGACGGCATGTCTGATGAGATGATACGTTGGGCTATATGGGCCTTAACACCACAACGTAGGGAGGATGCATTCTTCATACAGTGTGATGACCACAATAGATATTTTCAGTGGTTCCGCTGGCAGGAGGATCTAGACGATGCTGTCAATGAAATATTTCTACACTTCGGACCCCGGCCCGCTCCAGCTAACCCGGAAGATCTGTATTTAGGTCGTACCCCCATAAACCAGCCAAACGTTATAGCTCGCTCCCCATGGAATCAGGTACCCAATCGGAGTGTAATTGCGTCGTTAATAACTCACATGATTCGAAAACATCTATGTGCGAACGATGCTTTTCAAGCTCTGGACTTGGCATTAAATCAACTGAACATGATATCACCTCAAAACGCACCAGGTCATACTCTAAACGCCGGTACTAATATGCTATCGATGTTCGGAACTAGGAGCTTACAATTGCCACGCGACTTAACTGCACCTGCTTACTTTGATTTCATGAGGGTTGATATGGTATTACCTATCCACGCCACCGAGGTGACAAACTTCCTGTCTTTAACACCTACAGAAGCTACTTGGCTGGCATTCTCATCTGGTTTCAGAGTCGGTGCGTCGATAAACTGGGCAGCTTACACACTGAGTATGCGTGGCACAGAGTGGCAAATAGCGAATGGGGCGGTCGGTAACTCTTATCAGACCAATTTAGTAAGAAATCTTACAAGTCAGCTGTACAGTACCGACGTCACGCCTTGGCAGCTGATGCACCGCGCAGCGTGCGCTCATATGTATGACTCAGCCCCCTTAATAAGTACTTTCTTCGCTGTAGGGACTAAATTACCTGGTCCCGTTTGGCAACCATTGCAGGCTCCATTTATAGCAAATCCTTATCACGAAATGTGGATGTTAAAGAAACTTCCACGCCATATGCTTCTACCGTTAGAAGGTGGAAAGCCAACATGGCCGCAAGATGAGCCAAAACCAATGTTCACAGGCGTAGAAACCGCAATGCCTAAAGTTAGGGTGGCCAGAGATCTCGGCTTGTTCACAGGTAGAGCTTGGATCCAAGATGGGGGTATGATGGCCAATTTACAGTACTATGCCGCAGCACAGGCCAGGCGAAATGTCTGGCGCAGTGATGAACATGATTCTGCTACCCCTCCAATTGAATTAGGATCTTGGACATCGCCTTTCCAATATGAGTGGCCAACTAATCCAACCGTATGGGAACCAACATGGATGGCCCCAGCTGGCAATCCTTTTGGTGCGTATTTGCTACCAGGGTCTGTTCAGAACTATTCTAGTGCACGCAATAGGATATTAGCCAACGGCATTGGTCTCACTGAGGATAACTGGGACACTACTGATGCTTGGGCTCGAATGACTCTAGACGGCGAATTCGCTTCAGTTGCCATCACTTACAAACCTCCGATAAGCTACAAGGTTGAGCTACCGCCAGTAAATGACTTCTCTATGCTCCTATGGAGTGACGAGGCCGATTACTATGCAGGCATGACCTTAGTAGAAAACTCAGCTAGTACAACAGATCTCTCAACTCCAAGCGGCCCAGCAAGTGGACGCGATTTGAGTTTTCCAGCTCACTTAGCAAATCATAATAACCCGCATATTGCTGGATATTATAATGGCAATATGGGCGCGAGAAGTCAGAGTAGTCGAAGGGAGAACGCCAACGGTGCAAATACGCACGCGGCCAATAAACGATATACACCTCCTGGGCGATTCGAACAGCGGTCAATTAATCAGTACCACAGTGGTGAAACTGACCAAGAACGGCAACGGCCAGGAATACCCGGCTCAGGAAAAATTCCAGCCCAAGCCCCTGAGGCAGTACTTACTCGGAAAACCGATAGCGTAGCTGTCTATGAAAATAGGAATCCGATCTCTAAGCAGGAAACCTTCAACCGCCCCGGTGGCCCGCGCCATAAAAACAGACCGAGTATCAATGGAATTAGGGTCAACGGAAAATTTTCAACCGATGAATATAGGGCCTTAAGGTATACGACTGGTGTTAGGATGTCGGACCCCCCCAACCCTGGTGAGTTTGAAGAACTCAAAGATCGGCGACTAGATCTTCTGACCAGGACAGGGTGTAAGGATTTGAAAGATGTACCACCTCAGCACCGGCTATATAACAATGCCAAACATGTTGATAAACGTATGTCAGTCATCGAAAACATGATAGGGGTGGACGAACATCCAGCTCCTGAAGAATCTGAGATTTCCAGGGGCTCAGAAATTGATTTAGGGGACGCTTCTAGGAATAAAGAGGAAGACAGAAAGATCTTAATACCAAATGCCGCTGATGCTAATGATGCAGCAGCTAGAGAAATTCAAGAAGGCTGGGCCCAATCAAAAAGCCTTCAAGGGCCAAATAGTATACCTCAATTTCCAAGGCCACGCATCGAAGACATAACTGAATCCGAAAGTTATGGTGATACGGTGGAGGGTCCTAAGTTAGACATACCCGCTAATCCCAGAGCACCTTCGGTCCGTTTTGGGAAGACAACAAATATACCAGATACAGGCGTCGGCTCCTCAGTATTACCGGATATAGACAATAATGCGTTCATTGATCTAGGAGGTGGCGAGGCTTTGAACCTAAAAGATCCTAAGACTAAAGAATCTTTAAAATGTTAATTGGGTTTGGTATACTTAGGACTTTAGCGGCCAAACTCAATGTACTCAAACTTGCTCATGATAAACTTGACGACGATTTTATCTCGTCGTTTGCAGACTTGGCTGATGCCAACTCTGAGTTTAAATTGAGCGAGCTAGCTAAAGTGCAGCTATATTTTTCACTATTTAAGAAATATAATTTGCGGTTTAAACCGACAGACTTCAAAACTGCTGCAGCTGCATATCTGCTGTTAGAACCAACACCAAGTGAGGTGTGGCGTTTTATTCCTGTACATTACTATTGGCAAGACGCCTTGAAAGATTTTACCGGATATGATTTCATGCTATGCCGCTATGAGGCAGATACTGTTAAGTCAACAGCATACTACGCAGCCATGGCAGCCAAGGGTGCTGCCGGGAAAAAGAAATATTCCAACAAAAACACGCGGACAGCATTACTTCTAGATTTAAATGACTTGGTGGCTGAAACAAGTGGCCGAGCAGGCGGCAAAGTACATATAAAACTACCTGATTTAGTAACCTACGATGGGTTGACTGATGCAGGTTTCTGGTTACTATTAGAAATCAGGAATACCCTGATATCATTGCAGTCACAGACTAACCAAGAGCAAAAATGGCAAGAGTTTGAGTCTGTATCCATCATTTCAATGTGTACAACCGACCAAATGTCAGATGAAGCGTGGCGTCATATGGTTTTTATCCACAGAAATATAACAACCATACTTACGCGGGGAGTTACCGAATACACCAAGCTCTGCAAGGCACTACATACAGGTGCAAGAATGACGCACTCTTATCCAGACTGCTACACCAAAGGAAGTCTGAGTTTCGCGCGACATCTGTATGGGATAGATACTCTACTCGGTAGATCACGATATCTAGAATTAGACATTCTGAAAGAGATGGAGTATAGAATGGTTGATGGCACATTGCGCAGATTACCATTAGTAAAAACAGACTCTCTCTCTGAGTTCGGTCGCCGTTGTTGGTCTAGCGAAGAGGATTACTATAATACTCTAAACCGATCGATACAACTAGCCATCCAGGAGGTGGAAAAGCCGGTAGTTGAGTTAGAAGATTTCGAAACCTGGTATGGTAAACGAATGTTTTGGGCAGCCTCAGGTTCAGCCCCTGGGGCTACTCTAACGTGGCACGACGGCAGCAGAGAGAGACTCAACAAACGTGGTGCTTTATTATTGATACCAAGTAGTCATTACCTCGAAATATTAGGAGCCGTTCAAGATCCAATTTTATGGTCAAAAGCAGCAACGAAATTAGAGAATGCTAAACTCCGTGCAATTTGGAATACCGCCATTGAAATATACATCCTCCAGGCTTATATACTGGACCACTTTGAGAGAAGTAACCGTAACGACACGTGGGACGCGTCTAACCACTCATTAGGGGAAAAGTTTAAAGCTGACTTAAAACGGTTATTCGTGCTGGTGTTCGGCGTCGGCTTGATGTGGGATTATAGTGACTTCAATATTAACCACACATTCAAGACAATAAACATGCTATACTCAGCCGTAGGGGAAAGCCTGGTGCGTAGGGCCGTTAAACCACCATCAGGATATGCTGGAGCCATTGACCCGACGGTGAACCGTGATAACACCCTAGAACGCGCAAAAATTCAAGTACAGAATGTAGTTAAGTTTTTAAATGTAGCACATTCAAACGTAATTTTGGAGGACCCAATGAATGGTAGAGCTGTGATTGCAGTAAGATCACTGCTAAGCGGAGAGAGAGGTACGAGTTTTACAAATACTTTTCTTAGCCGCAGCTACACGCTTATGGTTCAAGGTTGGATTCAGGAAAATCTAGGCGTTTCAGCGTTGGCTAGAGTAGGGTATCACTTAGGTGATGATGTCTTTGAATTGGTATACATGATACTTATGGGATGTATTGTATGCGTAGTGTACAATTTGCTAGGGTACGCTGGCCAGCTATATAAAATCACAAACGATTATACGTCCAGTGGCGAATTTTTAAGACTGAGTTACAACAGCGATAGTGGCGAAATATCGGGTTACCCGATTCGGTCATTCATGGGCATGATAGCAGGTGAGTTCTTCCGTGAGTTCACTGGTAGCCCGGCTGAACGGGTAGTCACACTTTTAGACCAGTTTCAAAAAGTCATGAGGCGAGGTGGTAAACCTAGAATCGGTATTTTTAACGCACAAATCAAGAATCTAGTGCCTATGACATATACAGACGCGCAGAATAAACGTCATAGGGTTATACCAAGCGTTGAACTTGTTCTAACTCCAAAATTTCTTGGAGGCTTTGGAGTCAGTTTTACCAACGATAAGTTAGTAGGGTACTCATCACCAGTTGCATATTTAGCTGACCTAATTAAAAACAAGAATTACAATTACAAGTCACGAAAAACTCTCCTAAAACACGTATGTTACGGTACTGACATGGAGGTCCTGGACGATTCAATGTTGACACATAACGCCATTGATGTATTGGATTTTGACTATATCCAGATGTTGGCGTATTTCAAGAACGCAATGACTAGGACTAGTGGGATACTATTCGGAGATGGAGGGAAGATAGTCGTTGCTAAGTTACCCCAATATACTAGTGGAAAAGTCCCTGAATTTGAGTACCCGAATGTCAACCCAGATATCTTCTTTTCAAGGCGGAACACGAGGAAACGAG